GGATCAGGAAAGGATACGTTTGATGAAGTGATTAAAAATCAAATCAGAGTTCGGCACATCGACGGCGACTCTTACTCGGAAATCATCGGAGGAAAGGGAACGACATTGAAGAATTTGAAACCTCTAAACCCTGGAGCAATGAAAGTTTATTATGATGAATTCGGAATGTTGAGCCATTACGGTTACAAGTGGGCAGGAAGGGACGAACAACGATTTGAGAAGGAAGAAATCTTCCACTTATCACTTAACAGAAACGCTGACGCAACACACGGGACAGGAGACATCGCCGCATTAATTTCTTTCCTGGATAGAATCAAACAGCTCGACGCTGACATGGCAGTATTCTTCCATTCTTACGTAGTCCCAATGATCATCTGGAATCTAAAAAGTAGTAAACCAGCGGACATCGCAGCATTCAAAGCCGATCACAAAGTCGCAAAGAACGCGGGAACTGACATTATTATTCCGGACAAGGCAGTTGATTATAAAATCGTGGAAGCAGGAAAGAACGGAGTCGATCCGTTAACATGGAGACAGACATGGGTTGAGGAAGTCACGAAGGGCGGAGGAGTCCCTGCGCTTATTATGGCAATCGAAGCAGGATCAACGGAGGCCTCAAGTAAAATGGTTTATTTGTCATGGCAGCAAGTTATCGAGGACGAACAGAACTACCTAGAAAAACAAATCAAACTCCAACTAGGCCTAGACGTCACGTTTGAATTCCCGGCAAGGATTGAAGAAAACCTCGGAGAAGATGAAGGAAAAGATGGAGATATTCAGACAGGGAAAAAATCAGAAGTCTCAATAACCTCAACAACAACGGGAACACCGAAGGGGACGACGGCATGATATACGACTGGTTAATGACATTCACAACATTCCCACACTCGGTCCCAGCGTCGGGGAAAGATATTTCGGGAAAAGAAAACTTTGAAGAATTCGTGAGGTCAAGACAATGAAAACAATTAAGGAAAGACTCGCAACCCTCGAAAGAACGCAGTGGATTTTAACAATCGTAGTTATAGGTAAAGCAGGATTGGAATCAATTCCATTGCTGATAGCGATACTTTTATAAAGGGTGTGTGTCTATATATATAACATGGTAGAAGAAGATGGCAAACCTCAAAACGAAACTACAGTTGAGCAAGAAGGAAAAGAAGACATTAAACCTGTTTCTGAAAATCTTGAAGTTGATCAGGGAATTTCTCCTCTTGATAGGCTTGAAGCAGCGAACAAGGAAAAAGCGTCGTTACTAGAAATTGAATCTAAGAATCTCGAAAAGAGAGAAAGAATTGTAGCTGCCGAATCCGCAAGCGGTAGAGCAAGGATGGGAACTCAAATATCAACTCCGGAAAAATCCGCCGCAGAATATACTAAGGAAGTGATGGAGGGGAAACATGGACACGCCGAATGAAATTCCGAAAGATTTAGGAATAAAGATGGGATCTAAAGACGAAGCATTCTTCACCACCGTTAAGGAACAGTGCAAAATCGCAATAGTTGGGAACAAACATGAGATCGAAATCAACGAAACTATCCTAAAATTTGCGAAAAAACGAATAGCGGAAGAAAAGGCAAAGTTTAAGTAGTATTAATTCTAAGAGAAATTATGGCTAATGAAACAAAATTGATGGTAGAAACAGAATTGCCTGTAATGTTCAAATGCGCGGACGGGACGGGAATCGCAAAAGGTGCAATCTTAAAACTTACTGAATCTATGACGGCTATTATTACATCAGGACAAGGCGATATGGTTGCAGGAATCGCAGCAGCAGAGAAAATCGCAAATGATGGGAAGACAACAATCCCGGTTTATATGGGTGGAATCTTTAAAGGGACAGCCGGGGCGGCGGTAAATATCGGAATCGGATTAATGACTGACGCAACAACGAACAAACTTGAAACCACAACAGGAAAGACAGGGGCAGCACAATTAGGATATTGTTTAGAAGCGCCAACAGGAGACAATGAGACGTTCTTATTTGTTCTTAGGCCAGGAGCTTCGGGAGCGATAGCATAATGGCAGATATTGCAGGTGAAGCAGACATCCGAGGAATTGATATTAACAAATTAGCAAAAGGATTCGGAGAATTAGAACCAAATGTGCTTAAAAGTTTAGTATCAAGCCAGCCAACAAAGGCGCGAGAGATTAGATGGTATGGGAAAACTTCCGGATTTTTGGACACCGCAACAACTGACGACACATCAGGAAGTTTGATGTATAACACTTCTGGACACGCAAGACCATTCATCGCAGAACAGAGTTGGACTCGAAACACTTCTTATGTAAAAGAATTCTTTGTTGAATCTCCAATGTTATCAAACGCGGACCTTATGGATAACGATGTTGATTTGTTAAAGACAACCGTTCGAGACCTAGTTCGAGGAGTCCAAAGGAAAGTAGGTTTAAGAATTTTCGAAATCCTATTCAATTGTTTGGCGGCAACTCCAACACAACCTCTAACAGGAGCGACAACAGTTCAAACTACGGCTTCGACAGATGGTTGGGATCAAATCGGAACAGCAAACCCAATCCTAGATATTCTTAACGGACAGCAGTTAATTAGAGCAGCAGGTTATAACGCAGGGGAAGCAGTTTTAGCAATGAATTCTATTGAGCATAAATTCTTGATCTCATGGTTGATCAACACTAAAGGCTCAAGTATCCCATCATTCTCCGTAGAGAAATTAAGGAGTGGAGCGGTTATGGAGATATTAGGAAACTCTGTTATTGTTGACGAAATATTCACAACCGATTGGGTATACCAATGGGTACCAAGTCGATGCGCAACATGGAGAGGATTCACCGGATTAACTTCTGCGCAAGTGGTTGAGCCTTTGATTGGAACTAAGATTCGAGTAAAGGAGGAAGGTGAGTTGATTCTACATGATCCAAACGCGTGCCATGTTATCTCCGACACTATAGGTTAAGATGACTAAAACCAATAGAGAAATCGCTTATGCACATTTTAGGGATTTGGAAGCAAATTACACAGCCCTTCCACATTTAGACAAAGGACTAACAGCGACGGCATTCATGAAGAAAAAGGCAAAGAAGATCGCAGACGCTTTATTGAAAAGGAATCCAGAATTAGAAGTCAAACCAGTAGAAACTAAATCTAAGAAAGAAAAATAATGGTAGACAATGAAAAGAATTTGCCTCAAACCAAATTCGCAGTAACAAATTTTACGGAAGATTACACATTCGACGCAAACACCGCAACACTAGGCGTAACATCCGATGTTCTAGCGACTTTAATTAGAGATTTGGCAGCAAAGGGGATAATTAACCCAGACGCAACGATAGCAGCATAATTTTAGGGAGGGTTTTTTCGTTTACTTTTCGGCGCATTCGCTTAATCCGAAAAGCCGCTACAGCGCTAAACGAAAAGTTCAGTAAGGCCTCGGAGGGATAATTTTATTAAGTATCATTCTATGAAATATTATGGCAAACACGATAAGTGAAAAAGAACTGAAAACTGATTGGCCAAATGAGGAGGGGATAATCGCCCGGACTACCAAACAGACAGGAAGGCAAACAAATCTCACTCCAGAGGGCTTAAACGGCGTCACAACAACGATTCTAAGCGAAGATAGGAAGTTAATCTAATGGCTCGTCCTCCAAGTGCGGCAAGTATTTTAAGAAATGAGAAGAAAAATAAAACAAGTTTCGAACCAAAAAATCCCATCGCCTCTGAAATGTATTTACCAAATCATTCGGGTGACCACTCAGCCGGAATCGTAAACACAACGCCAACAATCGACAACGACATTGTGAATAAAAAATATGTTGATGATGAGATAAGCGATAACACCTTTTGGAAAAGATTGGACGCCGTAACTCTAACACCAAAATTAATCATCGACGGAATTGAAGTTGTTAATGTGAAATCATTAACAGGAAACTTTAACAGCCTCGACGTCGATACTCTAAACTTCGACGGAAATGAAATCACAGACTCAACAGGAACGATAAGTTTTGGTGATGAGAACTTAACGACTACTGGGGATGTTGAATGCAATAAAATAAAAACAACTACCTCAGGAGAAATAGGAACAACTTTGGGGGTGGGAACGACGCCAAGTTCTCTCGTGGGACTAAATGTAGTCCATACAACAAATGGAGCGGCCTCAGGACTAGGCCTAGATTTTATAGAATATGTAACTGAGGCAAGCGCAAATGGAAGGGATTTTCGGGGTATGCAAGGGAGAGTATTTTTTAATGATGAGACTTATAAGGCTGGTGAGATAGTAGGAATACAAGGAATTGTAGACCTAATAAATGGAGAAGGTGGAGCATCTGAGGTTAATGGCGGATTCTTCAACATATCAACAGGATGGGTAGTTGATGAGATTAATGGGATTAAGGTACTGATAGACGATAGCTCAAAAGATTCTGAAACAACAAATATGAGGAGATGTTATCTAGCACAGTCACCTCTAGCACTCGGAGACACAACAAATGAGTATGGATTATATATTGAAGATGTGGAGGACGGAGGAACTCTTAATTATGCAATCTATACAAACAATGGAGTAGTTCACTTCGGAGACAATCTGGAAGTCGATGGAATTACAAAGTTAGGGGACGGAGGAACAACAAATTATACTGAGATAGATAACGGTGGATTCATTGAATCCTTCGGGAGTGCGATTGCATGGAAAGATATTAATTTAGGCTCAGCATTATTATCAAGACCTTCTTCAAGTCAGCCTGATATTGTTTCTTTTGTCGATGAGACTGGAACTGACACAAACATCGAAACTTATGGCTTTGCCGTTGGAGAGAAAGTTCATGGTGGGTTTGAAATGCAACACGACTATAAAGAAGGAAGTGATTTTACGTTTCATGTGCACTGGCAAGGAATTACTGCACCAAGCGGAACTGATAATGTTCAATGGAGATTAACTTACACAGTTCTAAGAGACGGACAAACCCTAGACGCTGTTACAATTATCGACAGCCCAGACACTCCTTTCGACACTCAATATGAAGCCGTACGTTCAGACTTCACCGCAATAACAGGAACAAATTATAATATTGGAGACCAATTCGTTTTCACACTAGAAAGAGTTGCGGCGACTGGAGATGCTTATGCGGGCGATGCTTTAATTGCGACAACTGGGATTCATTACCAAGTAAACACATTGGGAAGCCGAACAATAGCAGCTAAATAATGGAGGACATAATGGAAAAAACAAAATGATAAGAAAAGTTAGACAAAAATATATAGAGAAAGTTTACTCTGGAAAAAGAAAATCCATATTAGATAATTCAACAAAAGAATTTTTAATAGGTGAGGATGGAAAAGTGAACGGAATGGTTGAATATGTAAATCTACCAGAGATGTCAGAGAGACAAATAAATCCAAGAAACTTTAATGATTTCTACAAAGAGTTTGAAGGCGAGTATACACACATTCTACAAATTGCCTTCGCTGAGAACTCTGATTTGATGGCATTAAAAGACTTGGTAACTAGGAAGAATCCAGATAATAAAATATGTTGGTATCATGGCAAAGAGCGAATAATAGTAAACGGTGATATAACATTAGAAAATCTCATACCGAAGATATGTTCAATCCATTACAAAGAATAGAAACATTTAAATACTAACTAACATTAGTTAGTATATGGAAGATAAAGAAAAAATGATTGAACAAATGTTGTTAGATGAATCTCGTGGGTTATTACCTAAGGGATATACTGAAAGAATGGAGAAATTAATATCATGAAGAACTTAAACATAAACTTTGAAGACAAGGACTTTGAGAAGATGAAAGCCAAGAAAGAAAGGACTGGTTTGAGCTGGAAGGACGCTATCCTGGATGCGTTTAGGAGACTAGGATGAATTATACTACTGAAAGGAGGTGTGAAGATGGAAAAAATAAAAGTAATTGAAATTAATACGAAGTGGACGAAGGGGACTGAGGAGAAAGCACCGGTACAATTTTGGGGATGCAAACTTTCTGACGGAAGAATAGCAACGGTTTGGGATTCTGATATTGCTGACACGATTAAGGCAAATCTAAATGTTGAGTGTGACGCTGAAGTGAAGACACAAGGATCATTCACAAACATTAGAGCGTTTGTTGCATCAACTGCGCAACCTATTGTGAAGGAAGAGATTAAACCTGTTCAAGCAACTGGGATGTCTACAAAGGATATTCAGATAATTGCTCAATGTATGGTGAAGTGCGTGGCTTATCAAACGCCAATGACTCTGAATAAAGCTTTAGAGTTGTTTCACGAAGCTGTTTTGTCTTTAGAGCAGAATGGATAATAACTCTTGTTACTATTGTGACTCTTGTTACTATTGTAACTCTTGTAACTCTTGTAACTCTTGTGACTCTTGTAACTATTGTAACTCTTGTAACTCTTGTAACTCTTGTGACTCTTGTGACTCTTGTGACTATTGTAACTATTGTAAAAAATGCAAGAACTTGGTTAATGGATTCATGTGTATAAATCTTAAGTTGGGAAAGAAAGATGATTCAAGATACTGGATTTTCAATAAGGAAGTTTCAAAAGAGGAATGGGATAAACGATGGGATATTGGAAAACCTGAAGTTTGCTCTAAGTGCGTACAACCATTAAAGGAAGATGGGTAATGGGAAAGCAAACCAAGTCGCAGCGAAAGCAAAAGAACTATTCGCGAGACTATTGCCGTCCAAGAGGTATGTTGAGAAAGTCGAAATGCCCCAAGGAGTCGAAGTCTACTACTAAGTAATTTAATTTAACTTGCCCCTCAGGTTTAGAGGGATTATAGTCATTCGAGGAATACGGGAAGGTAACCATATCCTATAAATCCGCTCCTCATTGATTGCACACGTCTTCAGAGATGTTTAATCTCTAAGTCCTAGGGTTGAGTGATCAGGTTTGAATCCTGCCGTGTGCATTGCGTTCGTAAGTTAATGGTAGACTGCGGGGTTTCCAACCCCGATATGTGGGTTCAATTCCTGCCGAGCGCATTGGTCTGCAAACTGACCTACTCTATTAAGGCTGACACTGGGAAAGACTAGGATGTGGGTATAGTTAAGGCGAAAGCTACTAGCCCACATTTTATAATCATAATAGGCCTTAGATTATTTTGAGATTCAACAACTGTTCAAAAAAACAAAATGAAAAAGAAAACAAACGAAAAAAACAGAATTCTGAAAAATCAATAAATGGGAAGAATCAAATGTCCTTATTGCCATAAAATGTTTATGAAGAAGCGTGTGGATAGTTTATGCTGTTGCACGTTTTGTTCGACTCAATGGTCTAGGCTGAAGCGTCCGCAGAAGGTCCGCGAGGAACGCTCTAGGTCATTGTCAGAGCAATGATATAGCGCTCGGAGGAGCGCTCTAGTGAACGATAGCCTTAATAAGTTCCATCACCGGCTAAGCATAGCTTAGCCACCTCAAAAAGCTTCTTAGAGCAAGTTCACTATCTCAAGCTAAAATAGTTCGCACAATCCAGCTTTTTTATCCCAAAAAGCCAATATTTATCCCATTAAGCCAATAAGACTTCGCTCCCGCTCAGTCAAAGCTTAGCTCGCACCCAGCTTGCTCAAGCAAGCGGGCAAGCTAGCAAAAGCATAAGAAGACTCGCTCTCGCTCACTATCTTAAGCTTTCGGGCCTAGCAGCCTGCTAGCCCGCAAGATGTGCAACGGCTCAGCCAGCCCTACGGGCGGGAGCCTACCTCATCTTGCTCTTAGATAAGCTTAGATATGTAACATAGAAGATATACGTTAATCATAATAAATTAAGATTAACTAACAGCTAGGCACTAATAGATAATCATGCTGAGGCAGGCATTATCTAATAGCCAACATTAAGCCCCTAGCTCGCTCAGCAAGCTGAGCCTTCTTGCCCAAGCAAGAAGCAGGCTAGCATTCAGCTAGCATAGTTACGGGCATAATCTAAGGATGCCCTCACCACCCCCTCTCCCCCTCAAGGGGGACGACTAGCCGGCCTCACGGCCGGCAAACAACAACAACAAACAACATATACATATATCAGCATTTAGTGATCATCAGTATCAACCAGTATCAACCAACATGAGTCAGTATCAACCAGTATCACCCAACAATCATCAACATAACCCAGTATGAGTCAATATGAGTCAGTATGAGTCAACACCAATCAGTATCAACCAACATGAGTCAGTATCAACCAGTATCACCCAACATCAACCAACATCAACCAGTATCAACCAACATGAGTCAGTATCAACCAACATGAGTCAGTATCAACCAGTATCAACCAGTATCACCCAACATCAACCAGTATCAACCAACACCAATCAGTATCAACCAACATGAGTCAGTATCAACCAGTATCACCCAACATCAACCAACATCAACCAGTATCAACCAACATGAGTCAGTATCAACCAACATGAGTCAGTATCAACCAGTATCACCCAACATCAACCAACATCAACCAGTATCAACCAACACCAATCAGTATCAACCAACATGAGTCAGTATCAACCAGTATCACCCAACATCAACCAACATCAACCAGTATCACCCAACAATCATCAATATCAACATAAAACAGCGATTCCTACCCATACCAACACCCTACCCCAAGAGTGCCTCATCGAAATTTTTTCTAGAATTTGGGTAGTACAGAGCCTGTACCCATAAAGTAAACACTGTTAACTAAATCTTTAAATAAAAGGCCTTCCACAAATCTCCGTAGTTTCAAACGAAACATCCGTGTCACTTCCTTCCTATAGGAATACGAAACATCCAGCCGAGAAGACGGACGGGTTCGATAATAGGTTTTTGAATTAAACCTCCAACGAGGGGAAGGATTCATTAACCCGTTATTTATCGAGGGTAAAACACTAATTCGGTTACACACACAAGGGAACAGGATTGCTCTAGCACTACTAAAAAAGCTAGTCCCGGTTTGTGCAATTATGGAAAGCTGCGCTTAGTCAGAAAAGCATTGCAAAGGAGCTTTTCGACAAAGAAAAGCATAGCCGTAGAGGAGGAATAAGGCTGTGTGTGTGTGAGGTGTGTAGATACAAACATTTAAATAAGAAGGTTTCTTGATTAGATTATGGTTGAAACGGCGACAAGGATAATAAAACTCGAAACAATATTTAGAGCGGTGAAGGATTGCAATAAGTGTTCACTCCCAGCGAAGACCGAGGCGATTATTTCTATTTGCGGGAAGACCTGGGGAATGCGAAGACAGTCCGCCCAAGAATTATTAAAATCATTAGTTGCAGATGAGGCGATTGTGATTGACGGAGAAGAAATTTGGACTTACGAACGATGGGAGAAAATCAAAACCGCACACGAAAAAGATTACGCGAAGGGAAAGACTATTATTAATAAAACGTTCGCAGAATTCTGATGGAAATTGATAAAAAAGCCCAGGGTAGACGAAATAAGCGAGTCGGCGCGCAATTCGAGAACGACTTCCGGCGAAAGATGATAGAAAAGGGTTGGATTCTCTCGAAGTGGCACAATAACATTGATTT